GTCTTGATACGAATCTTCTCGTCAGCGTTCTCACGCTTGGTGTCTAGGAAACGCATGATGTCTGGGTGGTGAGCGTTTAGGTAAACCGCACCTGCACCCTGACGAGCACCTAGCTGGTTGGCGTAGGAGAATGCATCTTCTAGCATCTTCATAACTGGAATGATTCCAGATGACTGGTTCTCAATCTTCTTGATAGGAGCACCAAGCTCACGTACGTTGGTAAGGTTAAGACCTACACCACCACCACGCTTAGAAAGCTGTAGAGATGATGTTACGGCACGTGCGATTGACTCCATGTTGTCTTCGACACGTAGCAAGAAACAAGACACATATTCTCCACGCTGCTTCTTACCTGCGTTAAGGAAGGTAGGGGTTGCAGGCTGGAAACGACCAGAGATGATTTCATCCACTAGGTCTTTGGCTAATTCCGAATCTCCTTGAGCAAGCATCAGTGCGTTCATGACAACACGGTCTTCGAAACGCTCTAGGTAACGCTCACCATCAAAAGTTTTCAGTGCATACTGAGTGTAGAACTTGTAGGCACCAACAAACGTTGGGAATCTAAACTTATAGGCATAGGTACGCTTAAATAGTTCTTTGATAGAATCAAAGTTATACTTGTCAAGGATAGAGCTGTCGTAGTAGTCATTCTCAACTAGATAGTGAAGCTTCTCTTCTAGGCTGTGAAAAAATACTGTATTTAGATTTACGTGATCTAAGAAATAAGCTCTAGCTGCCTCCTTGTCTTTGTCAAACTGAATCTTTCCTTCACTGCTCCATAAGTTGAGCATTGCATTTAGTTCATGGTAACTATACTTATCTGTCATAGTACTCTAGTCTCTCCCTTGTCTTTTCTATATCGTAGTCTGTGCCGAATATTTCTACCCTGGCAATTACTGGTTTCCCAGTTTTTTGTGAAATCATGTCTGCAGCCTTGCAGTAATGCTCACCAAAATTAGTGTTTCCAAAGCCAACAATGCCCTGGAGCAAATCCCTGTTACTAGGGATGTTTAAAAAGTGTCGAACCTGTCTGGGGATTGCAGAATTTTCAGAACCCCCACCATAAGTTGGTACAAAAAGAATATACCTACGCTCAGCGTACAGAGGATTACCAGCATCCCAATTAATAGGAATTCTAGTAGCATTCCTACCCAGCCTTTCTACAAAACGTTTAGTGTTTCCAGAATAATTTGAAAAGTAAAAAATATCTATGGACATCTATTTTAACTCCTTTTTAATAAGTCTGGGGACAGTAAAGGGGAGGATTTTAGCCCTCCCCTTTACAATTATATCTCAATTACTTGAGTAGGGCAACCTTAGCCTTTGGAAACTTCTTGTTCCACTTGGCAGCAAGTGCGTTGTGCTTTGCCTTGTTGCCAGCAGCCTTAGCCTCTGCTAGAGCCAACTTTGCAGTTAGGTCAGCAATGGTAGCGTTAGCAATTGCAAGTTCTGCATCCTTAGTTGCTACAAGAGCAGCTAGGTCTACAACCTTGAGTGTGCCACGAACGAAACCAGTAGGTGCAGTTAGACCAGTAACAGCAGTTGCTACAGTAGCAGTTGCTAGTAGGTCGTACGAACCAACAGTTAGGCCAGTTAGCTCTCGTACAACAGTACCAGAAGCGTCTGTGTTTGCTGTGTAGGTTGCGGTGCCTGTAGCACTTACAACCTGTAGAGCAATAGCTGATCCAGAAACAGCGTTACCGAATACGTCAGTACCAGTAGCAGTTACCTTTGCGGTAGTTCCTAGAGCTGCAGTCGGTGCATCTACCTTGATGGTGTTAAGAGCACCAGCTGTACCCTTTACGTAGTAGGTAGTAGTTACGCCATCAGCAGTAACTGCAACAGTTCCAGTCTTAGTGGTCTTGGTGAACACAAAGATGTCTGCAGTGGTACCAGTACCAGTTGCAATCGAAACGGTTGATGAACCAGAAGCAGCGGTTGCACCAGTTAGAGTGGTTAGCAATACAGCGTCAGTTGCGGTTGCAGAAACAGTGGTTCCAGCGGTAATGCCAGTAAGAGCAATCTTAAGGGCATCGGTTGCATCTACAGAGTTATCTGCAGGTACAGGAAGTGCCACAGCGTTAGCAGCGGTGGTTGGTGCAGTTGCAACAGCAGTTGCGTTTACTGTTAGTGCAGTAGTTGCAGCACTAGCAGGTGCTACGAAAGTTGCCGTAGCAAGTGCCAATGCAGCAGCAATGGCAATAAAAGGCTTCTTGATAGAAGTCATATTTTGTATCTCCTTATAGTTATATAACGTCGAATTGACTTAAGTAATCTTCTACATCTTTCTTAGAAGGTTTATATTGTATCACGTTTTGGATGCTGTTGTCAACACCCTTTGGTCGATCTCTGAATTCATGGATCTCAACTTCTTGATCCACGTTTCTAGGGGTGTGTGATATAGCCCCATATATAGCACCACACACAGCGTCAGCCAAGTCCTTGGACTTTTTACGTGGGTGGTCCACCTTGTTATTGTTCATAATCTTCAACTCTGAAAGTTCTTCAAACAATAAATCAATCATGGGCATTACTAGACGCTCTTCATATACAAGCATAGCCATGTCCTCATAGTGCTTCTTGGCAACAGAAACAGTTTCAGTTCTCATTCCTACCGCCTTCAATTCGTTCTGGATATCAAATGATTGCCAGCGGTCAAAGGACACCATGCCAATATTAAAACCTAGTCTACGTAGGTTCTGAATCCACTGCTTAACCTCTGATAGGTTTACTGGACCTTCTGAGCGTGGCTCCCACCAGGCTACAGCATCTACAACAACTACTGGAGCAATCTGTTGGTAATCCTTAATTACCTGAATATTGACCCACTTATCTACGTGAGCAATAGCAACAGCACACTTGTCATGCTTCTGTGCAAGGTCAGCGTGTACGTAGTAAATCTTATCTGGGTCTGGCTTAAAGGTATCTTCGAATCTTCTAATCTGATCCAGTGGATTGCGAATGTTCATAGCATTACGAACCTTCTCTGTTTGCTTAAAGAACCTATCAGATGAGAAGGTTGGAACACATGCGAAACGTTGCATAGCGTCCCCCATGTCAGTAAAGAATGCAAGCTTGAAGTCGTCGATCTTACGAGTAGGATTCACTACCCATGTAGGACGCTTTAGTGCGAACATTCCTGGATACTTGTAAGAAACAACGGTGTCTTCGTCCCACTCAATGTCCAGATAGTTTCCATCTTGGTCTTCTGGAAGATCTGGATTCATAATAAACCTATGAGTCTTTGTAACTACTTCCTTCTCTGCAATAACTGCATCATATCTTTGAGAAATGAAGTCTCCTGGGAAACGTGGGAACGATAGCAATGCTACCTTTCCTAGGTCTGGGAAACGTGAGTCTACCGATGCACGGAAAGCTTTGTAAATATTGTCAGCCGTCTTACCCTGATCATTACCTGTTCCAATTTCTGTAGCAAAACCAGAGATCTCGTCAAGCACCGCAAGGAGAAGGTTAAGACCCTCGTGGGACTCTCTTTCTGAGTGACCTGAGTATACTGTGATAGACTTATCAAATTCAATGGATTCTGCTTTTGGATTATACTTTCCAGCAAACCAAGGCGATCTCTCAATCTTAGTCTTAAAGCCTTTAAAGAATACATTCTTCGCCTGTTGTGCGTTAATCGCAACGTTAATAATGTCAATGGCATCGCCACTAGGCTTACCAAAATAACGTGCAGGGTCTTTAAGACATAATAACTTATAGACAATGTAAGCACATGCAACTGTAGAGGTAAAGTCTTTTCCAGACCCCTTACCCAGCTGAAGAATAACTTCGTTCTTTGTATATTTCTTGTAGTATCTTCTACCATCTGTATCTCCCATCAGGTCAATCAGGTCTTCAAGCTTATAGATCTGACTCATAGCCTCTACGATATCGTACTGGACATCGGATAGAGGTGGCTGGGCCAGGAACTCTTCTCCTTCAACAAACGTCTTAGCGTCTACAGGACGCTCCTCAAAGTTGTCAGCCTTGAGTGCCTCAAAAAAATCATCGAACATTACGTATTTTATTTACCAATCCAGAAGAGCTATAGTCGTGCTTTCTTCTATTATAGTATATCTCAATTCCGTTATCCATACAGTATTGCTTACCAGTAAAATCCTTGCCTAGGTAATCTTCACCAATAATCCTAATATTCATTGGGATAGACTTTAGGATTTCCATTAAATCCTCTTCGGTTTCATAGACGATTATCTCGTCTACGTACTTGGTTGCCTTAAGCTGAATCTGTCTTTCAATAAGACTTTGGCTTGGCTTATTCTTGTGTTCCCTCTCCCTTGATGGGTCCACCTGCAATGCAACAATAAGGTAGTCGCAAATAGTCTTAGCCTCTTGAAGCATTAAAATGTGACCGCCATGAAGTAGGTCAAAGGCTGAGGCAGTAAAGCCAACTATACGACTATTATTGATGGACAATTGTAATTACCTCTTTGTCCTTTGCCATGACAGATAGTCTTTGCATAATCTTGTCACGAATCTCTGGGTGCTCTGAAGCAATGTCTTTTAGAATCTGAATTAGAGCTTGCTGCTTTTCTTCAATAGCAATCATTTCTTCTGCAAGCTCCTTGTTCTCAAGTAGTCCTGCCTTCTGTAGCATATCGATACGAGTCTTCTCAAGGTCCATAACCAACTTAATACCTGCGGTCTTTGCACCGA